CAGGCTTCATTTGTGAATCTGTTAGCTTTAACAAGAACGGCAACACCTGATTTAAATGCAACTATAAACGGAGGCGGTTCAGTAACTAATACAAATACAACAAGTTCAGGGAATGTTTTTTTTGCAGGCCAAAGAAATGGAACTGCCATTAAATCAATAATCAACAGCAACGAGAGCAGCGGGGTAAGTGTTTCGGTAGGTTTGCCAAATGTTTCAAGTTATGAACTTTCAATCAATATTAACGGCTCACCTATTACGGCATTTGATACACAAAGTCACTTATGTAGTGGACATGGTTCGGGCAGTTTGGACCTGCAAGGATTAAGAGTTATTTTTAATAATTTATTCACAGCATTAGGGGTATAATTATGAAAGTTTTAAAAGCAACATTAGCTCAAAAAGAAGCCTTAGAAGGGTTTTATGAAGAAGGTTACGAACTAAGATTCATTGAAGATGCAAAGGGGAATTGGGTGGTTAACGACAAGGTAGTTACTAATGGTCATTTTCTTTCAATTCGTGAGCAATTACAAGCACTTCCTTTAATCGATTATCAACCTAAAGTAACTAATTAAATGGAATTGAACTTAGTATTATTTGGCGTGATTTGCGGGCTTATAGGAATCATCTATGCGACCTTAACAACGAAGATAAACAAGCTGGAGGTTAAGCAGGAAACTTTACATGATAACTTGATTCCAAAGGTTCAAAAATTAGAGGATATACAAGGAACTAAGATTGACTTGGTATCTGCTCAGATGAATGAGCAAAAGAAATCAATAGAAACATTGACTGAAAAGGTCAATGCGTTGGCTCACAATTTCCATAGTTCAAAGAATGTTGAAGGTCAATTAAACCAAACTATGACAGCGATTTTAAAGCATTTAGAAAAGGTTGAAAAATGAAAGATATAATTAACAAGTACAAGTCAGAACTAAGCACTTTGTTTGGTGCATTAGTGGCAATTGCGACCGCATGGCAAAGTATTGATTGGGATAATTTCGAATTTAATTCAGGTAATATTTCCAAATTAATGCTTAGTGCTATCATTGCATTAGGTGGTTACATGACTTCAATTAACGTCAAGCATGAAGGAGAATAAAGATTTCATCAAAAAACTAAACGAGCCAATGACTCAAAAGAAACTAAACTTTGAAGATTGGTTTACGATATTCTTATTAGTTGCAATCATGTTGGGTATAGTTGTATTATTATTTTTAGATTGGATTTAATATGGAACTAAAATTAATTCGTGAAACTTTCACAGAGAAATCAACAATCGGAAGTCTGTATGTTAATGGCATTTTCTTCTGCTATACATTAGAAGATAAGGACAGAAAATTAGAGTCAGGCGGTGTTAAAGAGTACGCTAAGACAGCAATACCACGAGGGAAATATAAAGTCGTATTATCTTTTTCTAATCGCTTTAAAAAGTACCTTCCTGAATTAATTAATGTGCCACAATTCGCAGGCATTAGAATTCATGCAGGAAACACAGCAGACCATTCAGAGGGCTGTATTTTAGTAGGTGCAACTAAAGGGACTGAGTTCATAGGAAATTCAAGAGTTACATTCGAAAAACTTATGAACGTAATTAAGCGAGTTGAAAGAGTTGAAAAGATTAATATTACAATCGAATGATAGCAGCCATTATCTTATTAGCTTATGTTATTCTTAATGTAGAATATTGGAAGTATAATGCAGAGCATTAAAGACTATCAGCCAACACCTGAACGAATTAAATCTCATCAAGACCACGAGGAAAAGAGAAAACTATTTTGCAAAGTTCTTGAAGAAAAGTACCGCGACAAGTGGAAAGAAATTAAACCAAACAAATCAAAAAAGAAATGACACCAAAAGAAAAAGCAAATGAATTGATTGATAAATACTTTAATGAAATTATTTCATTTTTAAGTGGTGAAATGAAACACAGAAACGCTAAAAAATGCGCATTGATAGCAGTTGAAGAAATTGAAAAGGCTATTGATTTTGATTGGATTGAAATACAGAACTTAGAATCTGAACATAGATATTGGGAACAAGTAAAAGAAGAACTTAAAAAACTATGATTAAATACTTCATTGGTGGAGTTATTGCAGGAGTGCTAATCGGTATAATATCGGTTGGCACTTTTCGCAATTATAAGCCTACTATAATTCACGATACAATACAGCCGAGAATTGATTCTATAATTAGAATTGAAAACAGCTACTACAAAACAATTAATCAAACTAAAGTAATCTATGAAAGTCGCAAAGATTCTATTAATAATATTCCCGATTCTTTTCAGTTCGATTTGTTTCGGTCAAACTGCCAAAGATACTCTTTCCTGCTCAGTAACGATTCAGCAAGTCAAGATTAGTAACTTAGCATTTAATGAATTGGATAAGATGATTGAGATTAATAGGCAACAAGATTCCTTGATGTGGACTAAGAAAAGTCGAATTGAATTACTTAATTGGCAAGTCGAATTAAGGACAAAACAAGTAGAGGACTGCAATTCTAAACTAATCAAAGCAGAATCCGACCTACAAAAAGCCCAAAATAGGGCAAAACTTTTCACAATTACAGCTTTTTTATTGGGTTCAATTACTACAATTTTACTTTTATATTAATTTTATTCTGTTAATTTTCAGCACATTACGACTATTCAAATAAAATAAACGAAACGAATAGTAATAATGTGGAAATCGTTATTATCTTTGTTCTACCAAACAACGAAAAAGATATGAAAAACTTAACATCATTATTTGTAGAATTAGTAAAAATTGAATTATCTAACTACAAAAAGGTAAGTGCAAACATGGTAGCAAATACTATCCAACACTTTGCAGAAATGACACCATTTAATGAAACATCTATTGAGCAATGGCATTGCATTTGTTCAGCTAATGGAGTAAAATTTGACATCTAATCAAATCGGGGGAGCAATCCCCCATTAAAACCAAATAAAATTATGACAAAACTAGAAAAAATTATTCAATTCGCTGAATTTAAACTCCGCGAAGATTGGGGAATGGGAGCAGACCCTGCAAAACTTATCGGATTAGCTGAGGAAATCGGGATGCAGGACTTAGCAGACGAATTTAAGGAACAATTGAAGGAAGATAAGGAACATCAGGCATCAATTAAGGAATATTTCGAACCGACTTTAAAAACATTCTCAAACCACTAAAACCAAAACCAATGAACAACTTGACCAAACGATTAGACCGTATTCTAAGACTGCGAAACATGGCAATTGAAGATAGGAATTTTGCCAAAAAATATCAGGCCGAAAGATTAATCAGGGTACTGACAAATAAAATCAATTCATTAAGTCACTTTTCAATTAACTGATATGGACTACACAAAACACATAAAAGACTTATCTTGGGAAATCTACCTAAGAAATTTGAATGCTCAAGAAATTGAACCGATATTAATAAACCTTTTCGAACTTGGCAAAAATGCGGGCAAAATGGAACTAAATCCGAAATACCCTGATTTAAAAATTGATACTTATAATCCTTTAATAAAATAGTTATGAGAAGAATAACATTGATAAAAGAAGGTAAGCATGATATAAGAATGACTGGCGAAATTGAGTTATATTGGTGGGAGTATAAAAAAATAACTCATGAGGGAGAAGTTTACGAAAAAAAAGAACGTAAAACAGAGGTTGTTAATTTAGATGATTCATTCAAAAAATACATAAATGGTGACGAACAAGAAAATTATAGATGGGATTTTTACGACATTGATATTTTTAAAGGATTGGGTATAAATGATTTCAAAATATACTATTTTACTAATGCTAATTTTGGGTATTTTAATAATTCAGAAAACCCATACATAGATATTATTATAGAATCAAATAGACGCGGTTTTTTTGAATTTATACCTAAAAGCAAATATGATAGTTCGTGTTTAAGAAGTGGTAAAATAAATGATTATCAAGAAGATTACCCAATAGTTGTACTTAAAGGCTATGGTTTTAATAATGCTATTTATTTGATTATGGATTTTACACAATGGCTATCTTACGATATATCTAAACTAATACCTCATACAAGAATACAAATTAAACTTCCTTCATTAAAAAAGTATTACGGAATGGATAAAGATGGATTTACATTTGGGTACATCCCAAAAGAAGATATGAGCGAAGCCGATAAATGCAAAGTTTTACTTGAATACGCTGAATTAATCACACATAAAAAACAAAGACAACTAAACAATTATTAATATGACACCAGTTAACACTAAATCACTTTTTGCTATGCTTTGCAAAACAATTGAGAAATTAGAAAGCAATGAAATAACCGCAAATGACGCAATAGCAATTACAAAGGTTTGCGCACAAGCTAATCAACTTTTAAACTATGAACTTAAAAGAGCCGTATTGATGGCAAATGATGACTTTAAAAAGCATCACAGAAACATTGAAACAAAAACATTTGATTCTTTGCCTGAGCCAAAAGAAGGTCACATAGTTTACGCTACAATAGAGCAATAAAAACAAAATAGCCACCCATAAGGCGGCTACTTTGACCAAACAATTATTTCCTATGACAAACAATTGAGCAACAAAGATAATTGAAGATTTATTTTTTTATTCGAATGTGAAAAACTATTATTGAAAACCAAACAAAAACGATATGAGCGAACAAAAAACACACTTTAAAAAGTTACTTAATCCTAAGTACTTAGGGGCGCATGACTTAGAGCCTAACAAAGAATACATAGTCACATTTGAACGCATCGAAAGAGATGTAGAAGTAATTGGTGAGGGCGGAGTTAAGCAGCTAAAACCAATTGGCCACTTTAAGGGCGCAAAAAAACCAATGATTTTAAACTCAAAAAATCTAACAATGACGGGTTTAGTTTTGGGTTCAAAGTTTATTGAGGATTGGATTGGTAAATCCGTAATCATAAAAGTAGTTCAGGAAAAAAATTTTGGTTCAATCATGGATGTAATTAGAGTAATGAATAAAAAACCATGATTAACAGACACGACCAAATAGATGCACTACCTTTTAGATGTCATGCTTTAGGCGATTTAATGGGGGTTAAAGGTTTAGGCGACACGGGGCGAAAACGTGCAATATGGACCTATATTGAAATGACAACGGGGCGAACTAAGGAAATCAAATCTAAATACCTTGAGAAAGGCATTCACAACGAATCAGAAGCAATAAAATTAGCTAACCGAGTATTAGGTACTAAGTTCGTAAAAAACAACGTAAGAGTATTTAATGAGTATATTACTGGTGAATGTGACTCAATAGATGCTGATATAGTAGCAGACTTTAAAAACTCATGGGATATTTTTACGTTTAACGAAGCACAAGTAAAACTAAATACAGATTATGAGTGGCAGGGGCGTGGATACATGGAACTTTACGACAAGCCTAAATTTTGGTTAATATATTGCCTAACAGATGCACCGAGTTACTTAGTTGAAAATGAATTAAAAAGAATTACAGACGAAAACGGGAATATAGAAGATGCAGAAAGGGCTTATCAAATCATTACTAATATGGTTTTTACTGCAAAATCATTTAAAGATATTGTAGAAACTCAGTGTGTATTTACTCGCAATCCTGAAATCGAAAGTCAATTTATAGAGATACCCGAAAAAGATAGAGTATTTGTTTATAAAGTTGACAGAGATAAATCAAAAACAGACTTATGTTACTTACGAATCAAAGAAGCAAGACAATTTTTAAAAACTAAATTTCAATAAAATATGAGCGTAAATTCATGGATTTTCTCAGGTACATTAGGCCAAAATTCCGAAGTAAGAGAAACACAAAACAACAAAGTACTTTCCTTTTCAGTTGCAATTGACGAAAGTTACAAAGATTCAAGCGGTAATAAAGTAGAAAAAACAGCATGGATAAAATGCAGTAAGTTTTTCAAAAAAGAAAAGTCAACTAAAATAACCGACTACTTAATTAAGGGTACTCGAGTAGTAATTCAAGGCAAACCAAACGCCACTACTTACGAAAACAAAGCATACCAAGAATGTATAGTTGATAGGATTGAAATTATTTACACACCTAAAACCGCACCATTCTAAATGTACAAAATAAAAATCATTGGTTCAAGGTGCGAGTTAATTGCACCTGACCAAACAAAACAAAAGTTTAGCGAATTATACGAGTTAGTTCGATACGCAAAAAACCACAAGATTAAGATTGAGAACAAAAACGAACTGCCGCAATTCTATGCGGAAATGTTGAAGTAAAGTTGTTATAGCCAGTGCATCACAAATCAATTATCAAAATGAGAAATCAATGTAAATGTAAATTACCTTATGTCGACAACGGTACAGACACTTGTACTCAATGCGGGAACCAACAAGTGAGATTTTTACCTATTATAAACGAGAAGCCGATTTCGGTTAAAAGAGATTTTAATGGGTCTGAATATAAACCGAATGATATAGTAGAGGTGATTGGCAAGTCTTATTGTTGTTTGGTGGAAATTAAAAACTACATAACAAATGGTTGGTATGGTGTTCAATTACCTAATGGTGGTTTTCACGAAACTCAAATACTTGGTGATGTCGTTTCTTAGCATTGGCTATAACGTTTGCTGGCTTGGCGAAGTACCGCCTTGCAGAATTTTCAATTATAGTACAAAGGCTTGTGGCGGTATTTTGCCAAACCACTGTTATAAGCCGTTTTTATTCGTGTTTGGCTTAACAATTTAATTAAAAAACAATGAACTGGTTAAAAAGATTATTCGGCAAAAAACAAGAGTCGAAAAAAGAACAAAAAAGAACTTACTCAAGTGGTGTAAGTGGTGGCGGTTATTCAAGAAATAATTCGCAAAGTAACAATGATAACGACTTATTAAGCCCTACAAACCTTTTAAGTCCGTTAAATCCATTAAGTCCATTTTGGATTGGCAACAACAATGACGACAATAGTAGTAGTCATTCAAACCACAATGATAACTCATCTAATTACGATAGTGGTTCAAGTCATTCAAACTATGATAGTAGTAGCCACCATTCGAGCCATAACGATAGCAGTTCTTATGATAGTGGCAGTAGTTGGTTAAGTAGTAGCGATTCGTCAAGCTATGATTCAGGAAGTTCTTATGATAGTTCATCGTCAAGTTCGTCTGATTGGTAACGGTTGCCCTAAAATGGCTTATAACTTACTTATTACAGCCATAAAATAGCACATATCCAACAAAACAAAATTAACCAAACAATAACATGGTACAAAGCAATGTAAATTTAAACACATTTTTAAATCATTTAGCTTATAAACACAATTTTGACTTAGCTAAAGAGATGAGTCAATTTATAGTCGACAAAAATCCTGAAACGAACAAAGAGAAGATTCAATTTGTGTTCATGGCAGTAAGTGCAATCTCAGGCATTTCAGTAGGCAATCTATTAGGCAAGGACAGGAAAGCAGAATACACCATTTGGAAGCACATTGCAAGGTATATCTGCATCATGAATAAGTACGGCTCATTGAAATTTATTGCTACTGAAATAGGTCACATGGACCACAGCACCCTAATCTCCAGTCGAAACAAAGTAAACGATTTACTTGATTCAAAAGATAAGCAAATGACTGAATGTTTCAACCAAGTTAAACACCTTTTAAAATGAAATTAACTAAAAAGAAAAAGATGTTAATTGCATCCGCTGCAATTAGAGATATTCAGATTCTAAGTCTTTCAATCCTTCAATACAAGTCTATTGCAAGCGAATTAAAACCACTTATAAGAGATGAATTTAACGAAGATGTATCGAAGGCTATCTTTAATATATTCGCTAATTCAAATCTACTTAATTCGAAACTCAATGAAATCTATTCAAGGGATAAACAAGCTAATCAATACTTGCAAGATGCAGATGGATTAACCCACTTAGAAGAAATGTCAACTCAAGTTCTTGAAAAAATGAATGAAGTAATTGCAAATTACAAAGTTTAAACTTAATATTGAAAACCAAACAATTTAAAATATGATACAAACTTATGAGGAGTTTTTAGACTCCAAACGCCATACAATAGGCGAATTTGGTTTTGAACCTAATTTTATTCCCGACATTGCTTTTGACTTTCAAAAACACATCATTGAAAAGTCTATTAAAAAGGGACGTATTGCAAACTTTGTCGACACTGGTTTAGGCAAAACATTAATTCAACTTTCAATAGCTAAAAACATCATTCAACATACTAATAAAAAGGTTTTAATACTTACACCTTTAGCAGTTGCATTTCAATTTATTATAGAAGCTGATAAAATAGGAGTTGATGATATTGAATATTGCAAAGACGGCAAACACACTAAAAAAATAGTTATCTGCAATTATGAGCGTTTACATTATTTTGATAGTTCTGATTTTGTAGGTGTTATTTTGGATGAAAGTTCAATCTTAAAAAACTTTGATGGGAAAATAAAATGGAATGTAACAGAATTTGTAAAGAAAATACCATACAGATTTTTAAGCACAGCAACCCCCGCACCAAATGATTATATTGAATTTGGAACAAGTAGTGAAGCGTTGGGTTATTTGCCTTATATGGATATGATTACAAGGTTTTTTGCAAACAATGAGAATAACATAAGACCTCAAGACATTGGCACGAAATGGTATTTAAAACCTCATGCAAAGAATGATTTTTTTAGTTGGCTTAATCAATGGAGTTTATCAATTAAAAAGCCGTCTGATTTAGGATTTGACGATACAAGATACTTTTTACCTAAATTAAATGAAAATATACACTACGTTAAAAATAATTCAAATTGGGTTATTGAGGGGCAAATGAAACTTTATAACGGACTTGCAAAAACAATGAGCGAAGTTAGAGAGGAACAAAAGCAAACAATAAAAGAAAGATGTGAAAAGGCTTTTGAATTAGCAAAAGATAAGACTTCAGTTTATTGGTGCAATTTTAATGATGAAGGTGATTTACTTGATGAAATGGATAGCGAAGCGATACAGCTAAAAGGGGGCATGACACTTGAAAAGAAAGAAGAAATATTATTAGCTTTTGCAAATGGTCAAATTAAGCGATTAATAACTAAGCCAAAAATTAGTTCATTCGGATTAAATTGGCAGCATTGCAATCATTCAGTTTACTTTCCTACATGGAGTTATGAACAATATTACCAAGCTGTTAGAAGGTTTTGGAGATTTGGTCAAAAAAGCGAAGTCAATATAGAATTAGTTTTATCCGATGGTCAGAAAAGAGTTATTGACACTTTGCTATACAAGACAAATAAAGCTATTGAGTTTAACCAATTGATTCAAAAAAACATTAATACAGCCGTTGACTTATCAACAAAAGAATTTACAAAACCAATTACAAAACCAAACTTTTTATAACATGAAAAATCTAATCAAAGACGAAACAATTACAGACAATTACGCCATTTACAACGGAGATTGTATAGACGTATTGAACACCATTCCTGATGATAGCGTTGACTTATCAATTTACTCACCACCATTTGCAGGACTTTACAATTATTCAAGTTCAGAAAGGGATTTTAGTAATTGCAATACAAAAGAGGATTTCTTAAAACAATATGAGTATTTGGTTAAAGAAATGGCAAGAGTAACTAAATCGGGGAGAATAAATGCGGTTCATTGTCAAGATATTTTGACCGATACAACTAAGCACATTTTGTATGATTTCCCTCATGATATTATTGAACTCCATAAAAAATACGGATTTAGTTTTCATAATCGAATTACCATTTGGAAAGAGCCTTTAGAAGTTAGGATGCGTACAATGGTTAGAAGTTTGATGCACAAGAATATTGCAGAAGATTCAACTATGTGTTTTACCGCTATTCCTGATTATGTTTTAATCTTTAAAAAGATTGGCGAAAATAAAACCAAAGTAACAAACCCAAAAGGATTTAAAAGATATTACGGAGAAACTCCATTATTGCCAGCGATGGAGAAAAAATACGGTAAATGGGAACATATCGTCTCAAAACATAAAGACGATAATAACCTTGATGATAATCATTTGACAAATAAATTAAGTCAAATAATTTGGCAAAGATACGCTTCAAGCGTGTGGGATGACATTCGAAACGATAATGTATTACCTTTTCATGACAGCCGAGAAGAAGATGATGAAAAGCACGTTCACCCGCTACAATTAGATGTTATTGATAGGTTAGTTGAATTATATTCTAATCCTGATGAAATTATACTAACTCCATTCATGGGTGTAGGTAGTGAAGTTTTTAGCCCTGTTTCATTAGGCCGTAAAGCAATCGGAATTGAATTAAAAGATTCTTACTATAAACAAGCTATTTTAAATTTAAAGGAAGCTAAAACAAGATTTGCGGCTCAAGATTTACAAACATCATTATTTTAACACATGAGAAACACACAAAAACAAGCTATTATTAAGCTATTAAAGAAAAGGTATGTAAGCACTTGGGATGCGTTCGAAATGTTAGGATGCACCAAATTAGGCACAAGAGTTTCCGAGTTGATACAATCGGGCAAGTACGAAATTTCAAAGCGTGATAAAAAGGTGACTACTCGATACGGGGCAAAGGTTATAGTAAAGCAATACAAGATTTTAAAAGAGTATGAAACCAAAAAAGTGTAAGACTTGCAAAACCGAATTTGAGCCAATTAAACCGATTCAACCGAGATGCGTAAATTGTACTATTGAATTTGCACGAATTTCAGTCACTAAGCAACGAAACCAAAATAAGCGATTAGAGCGTGATAAGTTGAAAAGTGGGTTAATGACCAAAGGCGATTACGAAAAGGCATTACAAACGAAAATTAACTACATGGTTAGGCTAATTGATGAGGGTTGCAGGTGTATAGCGTGCAATAAGTATAAAGATAAATTTGATGCAGGTCACTTCTTTGCCGTTGGTTCACATTCTTTTTTAAGATTTCATTTGATGCAAGTTTGGTGCGAGTGCCGTTATTGTAACTCTTATAAATCAAGTAAATTTGAATACGTTGACGGCTTAATTCGTGAGTTTGGTCAAGATATATTCGACTACATTACTGGACTTAAATTAGAATGGAAAGACTTATCCTGGGAGATTCACGAACTTAAAGA